CTGTCCAACTTTCTGGGGTCAGTACAGGGTGGGGCTTTTATCTATCTGCCGTTGGTGTTCATGCCCGAGGCAGATAGCCTCAAGCACCCGCAGCAATTCTACTTAACTCTGCCGTTACAGCAAGCCGTTTTCGTCCGATATGGGAATTCCCATATCGGAATGAATTCAGTTCACCTGGCGAGGCTTAGCGTACAATTTTTTCCGTTTTGTGAGCTGCCCCTACATGCCGCTGGCGCGGCATCCGGAAAAAGAATCCACGTCCTGAAGGACGTGGAGGATGTCAAGTGCCTTTCCTGGTCCAGCCATATTTTTTGAATGCAGGCGCCGCTTCATCGGTTTGTAGCCATTCTGCAAATCGACGGGTTTCATCATTTGCATCCTGACGTACTGTAATGTTCATATCACGCCATATCACGTAGTCTGGCGCTATTTCCACGACATCACCAATTTCTGGATTACTGGCTGCCCAGTCAGCCCAGGTTATCCAGACATCTGCTTCAGGCTGATTCTCAAGAGCCTTACGTGCAGTTCCGCTATTGGGCGCATATAAAATAATATTTTTTCGGATTGCGGCGACAGTTTCTATATTCCCTTTACGTCCGGCAATATCTTCCCAGACGCCAGTGCCTGATGTATTACTGGTACCACCACCATCATTAACAATTACGCCAATCCCGGGTCTGGTCAGGTCGTCAATACTCCGGATATTTTTAGGATTACCTTTCTTTACCAGTAAAATACTTTTTCGCAGATAAAGAGGCTGAATATCTTTTTCACTGAAGCTGTCTTTATGGTCCCGAATGATAGCCAGAGCAGATTGTTCTGATGCGCCAAACAAGATATCTGCATTTTTTTTGGCATCTTCATTCCATTTGTTCTGTGGGCCGTAATGAACGTTCACTATAATACCTGTTTTTTCGGCATAAAGTTTGGCTGCATCAAGCAAGGCTGTATGCGGGCCACCAGGACCATACAGATTGATATCAGCATAAGCAGCAGAAGACAGGAATATTAAAAAACCTGCCATTATGTTCCTCATAAAAAACTCCTTTTATTGGTTATCATGAAATAAAGTTATAAACACTACAAATAATATATATTACATCCAGATAAACTTATCCGACTTTACCTCGTGCATAGCTTGTTATTTAAAGTTAACAAAATAAGGAAAATTATACGCATATTGAAGAGTATAAACCTTACATGTTGATTACATTTTTGTAATCAACATCCTGTTTGGAATAGCCAGCCTTTAATGGATAACTATTTCTGACAATGCAATGAGTATAATCAAGTCCATCTTCCACTGAGAATTAGAGGCGGCATGCTTTTTCCGGCTCTTGCCGGATATCCGTAATTGTCCATAATCTGCAGATTTATACCTTCAGCATGACCTGCCAGCGAAAATTTGTCCGGTGTTTCTACGGAAATAACATCAAAAGTTACACGCACTCGCGTTACCGTGTAGACCTACTTTCCTGCACTTGCAAGATCACAGTGGTGTAACCGTAACAGGAATTTATTCTCTGGACCGGCAGTAAATCCCTGAGTGGCGTGGTTCCCATATCAATTTCCAGCCAGGCAGCCTCCATTGCCAGCGTACTGGCTGGAGCCATGACCTGCCCTTTAAATCTGGCCCGACCATCCCACCGGACGTGTTCTTCTCCCCTGAACTTAGGTACAGTCATCTCCAGTGGCACAAAAGTGTCAGCGCCATGATTTTTGACCGTTATCGCGCTACGGATATTTTGTTGACTGGTGAAAATTACCCCGCAGAATCAGGCTTATTCCCTTAACCCGGGCTTTCATCCTGACCGCCGCCTCACTACGACCAATCAGACTGCCGATGCATTTTACCTTCATTGTTAGTATCATAATTTCAGGCCTGCACCATCCGCTCATTGCCCGGACTTCCGACAAATCCCGGCAACCATATCTCGGTGCTTGTTCAGCTCCCGCAGCGCGGCGCAGACTCGCTCCCACTTCTTGACATGACTTTTCGCCCGACGCAATTCGCGGTTTGCCATATGCAGCGATGGTAAAATCAGGTCATCCGCTCGCGTTTCAGTAAACGATGGCAACGATTGCACAATATCAGCCACAGTTTCTGTTTTAATATCTTCCTGTGTTGCAGCTTCCTGTACTGGTAACGCAACACCTGCTGGCTGAGGAAAGGCTTTACCATCATTTTCCGTTACCGGCACGGATTTCGGCTCTGCTGGTAACTTATCGCCCGGCATGCAGTAACGAAATTTACCGTTCTGGTTTACACGAATCAGACGACCTTTGCTGATTGCCATTGCCAGCGTTGAAGCCACTTTGCGTGATGTTGTACCGAACAACGTAGCCAGCTCATCAGCCGTTTGTGGTCCGCGTTGTTCAACCGTCGCAGTTAAATCGCACTCCGAAATTTTAGCGACTGTTGCCGTGGTGGTTTCTTCCGACAGTTCTGCCGGCGCTGGCTGTTCCTGCTGAACGTTGTTATAAGCCACACGCCAGGTGTATACGCTTTTATCAACGAAGCCAGCCTTTCTCAGTTCCCACAGCTCGTTCAGCACTTCTTCACGACTGATATCAAGTCGCGCAGCCAGCTCTACCGACGTGGCTTTTCCCATCGCTTTCAGTGCGTCAAAAACAGTCTCCATAAATTTCCTCCCGGTAAAAATTACTTCTCAAATCAGACAAACCCAGCCGCTTTCCGGCGTTCATATTCCTGTTTCAGCAACTCAATTGGCGTTGGTCCCGCAGGACGTTTGGGTGCTGCCAGTTGTCGCCGGACAGGCGGAACACTCAGGCCGTTGCTAACATGCTTTGCCCATTTCGTCAGCTGCCGTTCTGCAAGCCGTTTTAACTCCCCTTCGGTCATCTGGCGTTCAATCCCCTTTGAACGCATCTCGAGGCAAATGTGATACAGCACAGGCTGAGACCACGGGTACTTATCACTTCCGTCGTATCGCCAGGACTCATTGCGCCAGCGGCGGTACTCCTCCATCACAGCATCCACCGTCAGACCAAATGGATTGGCCCCGCTTTCCGAAATCAGCGCCACAAACTCAGCCAGGTCCGGAGGCCATGTTTCACCCGCCCGGCAGCAGTCCATGCACTGGCGGCAGACCAGCCGGATTTGCTGCTCAGTCATCGCGCCAATCTGTGCAATCCAGAGCTTCGAAGGTGCGGCCCCGTTCTTCTGGGTCCAGCGGTTCGAATAAACCTCCCCCATGAGCTCCCACAGCTTCCAGGCCGTTTCCGTCGCTGATAAATCCGTTTTCACGTTCCCACTGCTCACGTGCTGCCCGAATTTCCTGAACTGCCCGTGATGCGGTTCCACCTGGTGCTGCTGCATGGTTTACCCCCTTGCTGACTGGTTTAACCTGCGCCCTGACGTGATTTACGTGACGGGCGAATTTCTGCTCCCACTGAACCTGCGTAAACACTTTCCCCTCCGCTGCCCAGTAGTCCCGGAATGCGGCAAGTTCAGCAGGTGTGAATTCTGTCTCCGGCAAAGCCATCCCCCACAACGCAGCCCGTCGTCGAAAATCCCGTGACGGATACCAGTTATCGGTCATCGGAAATTTTCCGATGGGTTCGCTCAGGCCATCCAGGAATACAGGGGGGACTGCCTGTAACGACAAAACTTCCTGCTCACTGGTCGGAGCACTCTCGCGTGCGTTATGTGTGGGGTTTAAATCTTTGGGTTCCTTTGGGTTCCGTGATCCGTTTTTGGGTGTCTTTGATGGAAAATTTGGGTGTCTTTGGTTATTTTCCATGCAGCAAAGAGTTCCGTTTTTGGGGCTGTTTTGTGCTGAAACATAACCGTTTTCGGTTCTGTTTTTATTAACAGTACCAATTTTACCTACCTTTAAAGACTCCCGTTTTTGGGTGTATTCATCCTCGGTAACACTTTCTTCAACACCGATAAGTCGGTACACCACAATTTGTTTTGTCCGGCCTTTTCTCTCACCGGTATCAACAATTAACCCAATCTCCATCAGGTGTCGTAAGCTGTCCTGCACAGTCTTTTTGTTCAGTTCCGTTACTTCTGCCAGTGCAGATACAGACGGGTATGCACACAAATCGGCACCGCACATATCAGCAAGCCAGGTCAATACTGACTTACTGGATGAACTGCCGGTTTTCACCTTTTTAGCCCATCGTAGCGCATCGATACTCATACGAACCCCAGACAGATATTTGTTTATCTGCAAAGTAATGTTGGTATTGCTGACGATACGCACGCTTGAAAGCAATAGCTTTTTCTATAAGTTCGTCAGTCTCACGTTCCACAACAGCTGGATCCGCAAAAAGTAGCCCTGACTCCACCACATCGCCATATTCTTTGTTTAACCCGGCGATCATGTACGTAATGCTTTTTCCGTCAGTAATTTCACGATACAACCTGAAATCACTGATCCGGATAGCCGCCATAATTGCCGGAATCAGCGCCGTGAATTTTTCCCGCTTATCCCTGGTGTCGATAGATTTCCAGCGTTCGAATATCTTCACCCGGTTAACGCCCAGCGCCCGTTGATCAACCGCGCCATCATCAAACGTGACGCGTTGAACATCGATGTTCGGGCGTTCTTTCAGAGCCCAGAATGCTTCCGTGATTAATATCGTCGCCTGCTCCTGTGTCATTCCTGGTCGGCATACCCAGGCATCCAGAGCCTCACAAACCTGTTCAGGGGTGATTTTCATTGTTCAACCGCCCCGCCCGCTTTGCCTTACGATATTCGTCATAAACTTTGGGGTCGTACTGAAGTTCCCCGCCGGATGCCTCTTGCAGGCGCATCGCGCGACCTTCAGGAACCAGTTCCCCCCATGCAGCAATGCTTGCCAACCTAACTCCTGCGGCATTGGCAAGCTTTGTTTTGCTGCCAAAAAACGCTATAGCATCAATTTTCAACATATCGAGCTCCTTAGATTTTCCTAAGGAAACTAGATCGTAGAGAAACCTAAGTCAAGAAAAATTAGAATTCCCTAATATGAAAAACGAAACCTTCGGTGCTCGCCTCTTACATAGGCGTAAAAAATTAAAACTGTCTCAGGCCGCATTAGGTAAGCTGGTCAAAGTGGCTCACGTAACAATTTCTCAATGGGAAAGAGATGAAACACAGCCGGCGGGGAAAAGATTATTCGCACTGAGCCAAGCGCTTCAGTGCTCACCGACTTGGCTTCTTTTTGGGGATGAAGATAAACAACCAGGCGAACCGATCCCGAATAATCAGCCAGCCATTCTGACAGAAGATCAAAAAGAGTTACTTCAACTGTTCGACGCACTGCCTGACTCAGAGCAAAAGGCCCTGTTGTCAGAGATGCGTGCTCGAGTTGAAAATTTCAACAAACTTTTTGAAGAACTACTTAAAGCTCGCAAAAGAAGCGCAAACAAATAACCCCTTTTTTCTCCACACCCTGTAATAAAAAGCACAAACTTTCAAACACTTGTGTTTTTTACACCAAAAAACTTAGGTTTTTCTACATAAAAATCTTGACCATATGCCTTAGGTTATTCTAAATTTCACTCATCAAGACACCGCACGGTGTTCTCAGCAAACAGTTCCGCTACTCCGGCGTTAAGGGGAAATGAGGTCAGCATGGATACTATCGATCTTGGCAGCAACGAATCTCTGGTGTACGGCGTGTTCCCAAACCAGGACGGCACGTTCACCGCGATGACGTATACCAAAAGCAAAACGTTTAAAACCGAAAATGGTGCCCGTCGCTGGCTGGAAAGAAACTCAGGTGAGTGATATGGATTTCGACACAATCATGGAAAAGGCTTACGAAGAATACTTCGAAGACCTTGCCGAAGGCGAAGAGGCTCTCAGCTTCAGTGAGTTTAAACAGGCGCTTTCCAGTTAGGCAAAATCTAACGGCTGATAAGCGAAACAGCACCGCGAGGAATCAGTATGCATAAACGAGAACCCGTCATCATCGCGCCAGACTATACCGATGATGAACTTTATGAGTGGATGCGCCAGAAAATTAATGCAGCGCAGGATCTGAAATGGGCCAATGAAGCCAGGGCTAAGCAGGCTGAAAATCTGTCCGCTCTGGAGCAGGATATCACCAATTTGGAAAAAGCAGCGGCATTAAGCATTGCCAGAATGATTACATACCCGCGTTAATAGCTAACCAACGAGGATAAGGTTGGTAATTAAGGAGTTCTCTACGGGTCAGGTGGAGTGCGTGCGCCGGACACGGGTGAGCATCCGGCACGTTCTTTAAAAATCTGGATAGTCCCAACTTATTTAAACGGTTAATTATCTTGAGTTCATCCAGAACTTATTATTGCAAGCGGGGCAAAAAGTACGAAAATGAGCATCAAAGCGCATTATTTCCATTGGTTGCAGTACAGATATTACCTTTTTTCCAAAACATTGTGGGCAAAGATGCACTGTTATCTCGGTATCGCCTATAAATTGCTTCTTGGAATACACAAGAGTTCCAGAATCAAGCTTGTTAAGTTTGTAACCTTCCGCCTGTTGCTGAAAGTCTTCTATCTCTGCAATTTTTGCTTTGAGAGATGCGGCTTCTTCCTGATAAGAGCGCACCATCTCAATGAGCGATACGCATTCAAACTGAACAGACGTAAGTTTTGAAAGCATATCGCTGACAGCGGAATTTATCTCAGTTTGAGTTTTGCATTCAGAATACCCTTTGCCATTACCGCAGTTTCTTTGATTGCCGACATTGCTGCTGAGAACTCAACTATCACGTTACATACTCTTCTCGTTGTTGGGGATATCCAGATTATACAAATTTCTTGTTGTTGGGGAATAACAGGAACCACCTCGCCTGACGTGGTTAAAAGCAGGCACACAACGCGAAAGCGTACGGCGAGGTAGCTGGTTCATAGATAGCCTGTCGTTAAATTTTCGTCGACCGTGCGCTTCCGGTTGTGGCAGTCCGCGAAATGGCGCGGCGGTAAGTATGGCTGGGGTTTCCTCCATTGCTCCAGAAAATGCACCGGGTTGTCAGGTTGACCATACGCTTAAGTGACAACCCCGCTACAACGCCCTCTGTTATCAATTTTCTGGTGACATTTGGCGGTATCAGTTTTACTCCGTGACTGCTCTGCCGCCCTTTTTAAAGTGAATTTTGTGATGCGGTGAATGCGGCTAAGCGCACGCGGAACAGTTAAAACCAAAAACAGTGTTATGGGTGGATTCTCTGTATCCGGCGTTAATTGTTAACTGGTTAACGTCACCTGGAGGCACCAGGCACTGCATCACAAAATTCATTGTTGAGGACGCGATAATGGAAACGTTATTACCAAACGTTAATACGTCTGAAGGTTGTTTTGATATTGGAGTTCTGCTCAGTAACCGGGAGTTTACTGAAGATGCCATTAAGATGAGAAAATATGAACCTTATCTTCTTAATGATAATTCCATACTTTCCAGAATTGCCCTTCTTGAACTTGGTATTATCGGAGAACAGCAGTGACTTCAGCGTTTGCACTGATAATGACCGTTTTTCTTATAACGGGTGAGCCGCAGAATGTGATTACCGGAATTTATTACAGTAAGTCATCCTGCATTCAGGTAAGGGACGAACAAAAAATCCCCGGTGAATGCCTCCCGTTAAAAAAAGTATCGCTGTACCTGAATAACGAAACACCGGCTGGATAACCCGCCAGCCATATTAACGCCATACCAACGGATTAAAAATGCCAGCAATGGCAGGAATTTGTTCATCCTTAAAATGGTTATGAGGTTTATCAATGAACGCTGATAAAGAAGAAATTGCACTATATTACGAAGCCAAAAATGACAAAGTCAGAAAACGCCTTGGGATTAAAGGTGGTTTTTACTGGCGCACAGCAAAAAAATTATCGGTTGCAATATCACGTGGTGTTGCTGCAATGGACGATGCCGGATTTGACGAAGAGGATTTTAAAAAACCCATCCGCGTCCATTTACCCGTTGTGAATGACCTTCCACCGGAAGGTGTGTTTGATACTGAATTCTGCAACCGATACGAAAAAGGCGGTGAAGATGGTATCACAATGATACTTATCGCGCCCTCTGTTCCGGACAAACCAGCCAGTACTGACAATACCAACGTCAACGGCGAAGACATGGCTAAGATTGAGGAGAATATGCTTCTTCCGGTTTCAGGTCAGATTCTGCCTGTTCGCTGGCTGGCGCAACACAACAGCGAAAAACCGCTCACGCACGTTTCACTGGACAAACTGCGCGCATTACATAACGCACAGGATGAAAAACTTCCCGCCGTTACCGCGCTGGCCATCTCAAATAAAGCAGTGCAACTCGAACCGCTGGAGATTCGGGATTTGTACAAACTGGTGCGAGACACTGACAAAGTTTTCCCCGCCCCCGTAAATTCGGACCTGGGACTGATGACCTCTTTTATCGAAGCATACCTGGGCGCTGACTACACCGATCGCGGTCTGCTTACAAAAGAGTGGATGAAAGGAAATCGTGTTTCACGCATCAGCCGCACGCCATCCGGCGCTAACGCTGGCGGCGGCATTCTTACCGATCGCGGCGAAGGTTTTGTCCACGATGATGCGTCAGTGGCGCGTGACGTAGCCACTGGCGTACTGGCCCGTTCAATGGACGTGGATATTTATAACCTTCATCCCGCGCACGCTAAACGCATTGAGGAAATTATCGCTGAAAATAAACCGCCATTTTCTGTGTTTTTCAGCAAATTCATCACCATGCCGGGCCACAAGGATTACTCCCGCGCCATCGTGGTTGCGTCCGTGAAAGAAGCACCAATTGGTATAGAGGCTACTCCCCACCGTGTCACCGAATACCTGAATAAGGTGCTGACTGAAACCGATCATGCCACCCCTGATCCGGAAATCGTGGATATTGCCTGTGGTCGCTCCTCTGCCCCGATGCCGCAGCGTGTAACAAAAGAAGGAAAACAGGATGATGAAGAAAAACCGCAGCCATCTGGCGCAATGGCAGATGAACAGGCAACGACTGAAGCAGTGGAACCGGATACAACTGAACATAATCAGGACACGCAGTCGATGGATGCTCAGCCACAGATAAATTCTGTTGATGCGAAATATCAGAAACTGCGTGCAGAACTCCATGAAGCCAAGAAAAACATTCCACCCAAAAATCCTGTCGATGCAGATAAATTACTGGCTGCTTCTCGAGGAGAATTTGTTGAAGGGATTAGCGACCCGAATGATCCAAAATGGGTGAAGGGGATCCAGAGTCGCGATGATGATGACCAGAATCAGGATAAAGCGGAACAAAACAGCCCAAATGCGTTACAAAACGAGCCAAAAACAAAACAACCTGAACCAGTAGTGCAACAAGAACCAGAAAAAGTTTGCACCACATGTGGTCAGACCGATGGCGGCAACTGCCCTGATTGTGGAGCGGTAATGGGTGACGCAACCTACCAAGAGACATTCAACGAAGAAAGCCAGGATGAAGCCCGGAAAAAAAATCCGGAGGAAATGGAAAATGCCGTGCTCCCGAATAAGCAATGCACCGAAGGCGATCAACATGCCAATGGCAATAATGAAACAGGCGAGACAGCAAATCCCTTAATTACGGTGAACGGTCATCACGTTATCACATCCACCAGCAGGACGTGTGACCATCTAATGATCGACCTTAAAACCATGGGAAAAAATCCTGATGCCCCGATTATCTCAATAGGTGCAATATTTTTCGATCCGCAAACCGGAGATATGGGACCGGAATTTAGTAAGACTATCGATCTGGAAACTGCTGGCGGAGTCATTGATCGGGACACCATTAAACGGTGGCTTAAGCAATCACGCGAAGCGCAATCTGCCATTATGACCGATGAAATCCCGTTAGATGATGCACTGTTACAATTGCGGGAATTTATCGACGAAAACTCCGGTGAATTTTTTGTTCAGGTCTGGGGAAATGGAGCCAACTTCGACAACACGATTTTGCGCCGTTCATACGAACGGCAGGGGATCCCCTGCCCGTGGCGTTACTACAACGATCGCGATGTACGCACAATCGTTGAGCTGGGGAAAGCCATAGACTTCGATGTCAGAACTGCTATCCCATTCGAAGGTGAGCGCCATAATGCACTTGATGACGCCCGTTATCAGGCAAAATACGTTTCAGCTATCTGGAAAAAACTGATCCCGAGTCAGGCTGATTTTTAATGTTCAACCGTCGTCGGTTGCAATTGGTATTCTGCAACCGGCGTTCATCTGATGTAAGAGATAAAGAATCGATGAGCGAAGTAATCATGATCGTCTCTCCTGGCAAATGGGTATCCGAAGAGCAGTTAATTGCACTTAAAGGAATCAAAAAGGGAACGCTAAAAAAAGCCAGGGAAAAATCGTTTATGGAAGGAAGGGAATATAAGCATGTCGCTCATGACGGTATGCCATGGGATAACAGTCCATGCTTTTACAACCTGGAAGAAATTGATCGCTGGATTGAGCGCCAGGCATCTGCAAGACCAAGACGTCATCTTGCTTGACTAAAAGCAACACGAACCAATGAGAGAAGCTGAAATGAAATATCCGACAGGCGTGGAAAACCATGGAGGGAAATTACGTATCTGGTTTGTTTATAAAGGTGTAAGAGTCCGGGAAAATCTTGGGGTTCCTGACACAGCAAAAAACAGGCGCATTGCAGGTGAGCTACGCGCCTCTGTTTGTTACGCAATAAAAACTGGCGCTTTCGACTATGCAAAACAGTTTCCCGCCTCACACAATCTGGAAAAATTTGGTGAGGCCCGACAAGATTTAACCATAAAAGAACTGGCTGAAAAATTTCTGGCACTGAAAGAAACTGAAGTCGCAAAAACGTCACTCAACACGTACCGTGCCGTCATCAAAAATATTCTGAGCATAATCGGTGAAAAAAATCTTGCATCATCGATTAATAAAGAAAAATTGCTGGCGGTACGTAAAGAGTTACTGACTGGATACCAGATCCCCAAAAGTAACTATATTGTTACACAACCAGGGAGATCGGCTGTTACCGTAAATAATTACATGACAAATCTTTACGCCGTGTTCCAGTTTGGTGTTGATAACGGTTATCTGGCAAACAATCCATTTAAGGGGATCTCACCATTAAAGGAGTCGAGAACCATCCCGGATCCACTTTCGCGGGAGGAGTTTATCCGCCTTATTGACGCGTGCAGAAATCAGCAAGCCAAAAATTTATGGTGTGTTTCCGTTTATACTGGGATTCGCCCTGGTGAACTGTGTGCGCTTGGATGGGAAGATATAGATCTGAAAAATGGAACAATGATAATCAGAAGAAATCTGGCAAAAGACCGTTTTACAGTACCAAAAACACAGGCGGGAACCAATCGTGTGATTCACCTTATTAATCCCGCAATCGACGCTCTCCGGAGTCAGATGGCACTAACGAGACTGAGCAAAGAGCATATCATCGATGTTCACCTCAGAGAATTCGGCAGAACAGAGAAACAAAAATGTACCTTTGTTTTTCAACCTGAAGTGTCAGCGAAAGTAAAAAATTATGGTGACCATTTTACCGTTGACTCAATAAGGCAGATGTGGGACGCAGCGGTAAAGCGTGCCGGAATCCGCCATCGCAAATCGTATCAGTCGAGACACACTTATGCCTGCTGGTCGTTAACAGCAGGAGCTAACCCGGCATTCATTGCAAACCAGATGGGCCATGCAGATGCGCAAATGGTGTTTCAGGTGTACGGGAAATGGATGTCAGAAAATAATAATGCGCAGGTAACGCTGTTAAATACACAGTTAAGCGAGTTTGCCCCAACCATGCCCCATAACGAAGCGATGAAAAGTTAATTTTTTATTTATCAATTAG